ATCTGGGAAACCATCGAGGGCGCCTTCTCCGATGCCGACACTCAGCGCATCTGGCTAGTCTTCGGCAACCCCACTCGCAACACCGGGCGCTTCCGCGAATGCTTCGATGGTGGCCGCTTCGAGGCCATGTGGCAACATCGCCAAATCGACTCCCGCACTGTCGCCATCACCGACAAGAAATACATCGCCAAGAAGATCGCCGCCTACAATGGCGACGACAACGACTACGTCCGCATTCGCTGGCTCGGTCAATTCCCCAAGACTGGCGAAATGGAGTTCTTCTCCGCCACCGACATCGACGCGGCCATGTCCCCCGACCGCGAAGCCTTCGTCGACGCCTTCACCCCACTCGCCCTCGGCGTCGACGTGGCCCGCTACGGTCGCAACAAATCCATCCTCGCCTTCCGCAAAGGCCGCGATGCCCGCTCCATCGACAAGCGCATGTACCAAGGCGTTAGCACCGTCGAGCTCGCCAACCAAATCCACTCCGCCTTCACCCAGTACCGCCCCGATGGCATCTTCATCGATGGCGGCGGCGTTGGCGGCGGCGTCGTCGACATCTGTCGCAACCAGCGCCTCTACATTCACGAAGTCCAATTCGGCGGCAAGGACGACATCACCGGCGTCGTCTTCGACAACCAAGGCGAGAAATACGTCAACAAGCGCTCTGCTATGGCCGGCGCCCTTCGTGCATGGCTCAAAACCGGCCTCCTCCCACCCGACCCCGACCTCCGCACGGCCATGCTCTCCATCAAATACATCTTCACCAAAAAGCTGGAAATCCAACTCGTCGCCAAAGAGGACCTCCTCGACGACAACCCGGACCTCGAACTCGACTACCTCGACGCTCTCTTCTGCACCTTCGGCGGTCCCCTCGCCCGCAACAACGTCGAAGCCGGTGGCGACCATCCACACAAGCCCCTCGTCGAAATCGAATACGATCCCTACGCCCCAGAAAGGATGCTAGCCTAATGGTCGATCCCATCACTCTCACCGGTCTCGCCCTAGCAGGCACCGCTGGTTTCCTTGGCTCCCAAGCCGTCAGCAGCAGCACTCCGCAGGCCGCTCCAGCCCCCACACCCACTCCACCCCCAGCGTCCCCGGCCCCTGCACAGCAACCCGGCGCCAAGACCGCCCCACAGGGCCAACAGCCAACCTTCCTCGGCGGGGCTGCTGTGCCCCAGCAGTCCGGCCAGAAAACCCTCCTAGGCCAGTAGCTTGCGGCGAAGCCTGCAAAAGTAGGACGTTGTGGCCGCAGGCCCTCAAGAGTAGGACACATTGCTCATGCCCGTAGTCCCGATCGCCAAAGGCCGCAAGGGCCAGCGTCCAGTGCAGCCCCCGCCCGCGGAGCCCTTCGCCATGATGGCGGCCGCGGCCATGCACCAGGCCGGGCGGCTGGCGCCTGAGGCCGAAGCCCTCCCGCCACAACTCGGCGGGAAGGAACCCGCGTGATGGCCACCGCCCTCAATAAGTTCCCTCTAACCGGTTCCGACGGCCGCTCCCCCGACGAGCGCGCCCTCACCTACTCCCAGGGTCGCCTCCTCGGCCTTCGTGTGAATCGCTACTCCTGGTGGACCCACTGGCGCGAACTCGCCGACTACTTCCTCCCGCGGAGATACAAATGGATCGTCACGCCGAACCAGATGGCCCGTGGCTCCCCAATCAATCAACACATATTAGATTCTACCGGTGTCATATGTGCGCGCAATCTGGCTTCTGGGCTCGTGAGTGGGAAATCATCTCCGACCCGCCCGTGGTTCAAGTTGCGTGTTGGAACTGTGGATTCTACAACGACGTCCCCTGTTTCCCTCTGGCTTGCTGAGTGCGAACGCCTGCTCTACCTGATCTTCTCCGAGTCCAACTTCTACAACGCCATCGCTCAGTGGTACTTCGACCTCGTCATCTTCGGCACCGCCTCCATGCTCATCTACGAAGACTTCGACAAGGTCATCAACTGCATCAACCCATGCCTCGGCGAGTACTACGTCGACATCGACGGCAACTACCGCCCGCGCATCCTCTATCGCGAATTCACCCTCACCGTCTCCGCAACCATCGATGAGTTCGGCTATGACAACTGCTCTGCCTCCATCCAAAGCCTCTACGATGATCCGGGAGGAGCTAACCTCACTCGCGAACTCATCATTGCACACTCTATTGAACCGAATGATGATGGCCGGGCCGCTGAGTTTGGGTTCTCAAATCGTTATGCGTTTCGAGAACTCTACTGGGAGTGGGGTGGCTCGGCCTCGCCTCAAGGAAGTAATTATCAACCACAAGGATTCCTCCGTCGTAGAGGTTATTACTCCCAACCCAACATCACTGGGCGATGGGACCTAGTCTCCAACGACGCCTATGGCCGCTCCCCCGGCATGGACGCCCTGCCCGATCAAAAGCAAGTCCAACTCGAAACCCGTCGCAAAGCCCAAGCCATCGACAAGATGGTCAACCCACCACTCGTCGCCGATGTCCAGTTGAAGAACCAACCCGCCTCACTCCTGCCCGGCGGCATCACCTACATGCAAGGCATGTCCGCCAATGGCGGCAAACCCGCCATCACCTCCATCTACGACACCCATCAATTCCCCGTCCGCGACATCACCGAGGACCTCAACGAAGTCCGCCAGCGCCTCACCAAGACCTTCTTCAACGATGTCCTCTTCACGGCCTCCCAATACGAAACCCGCTCCAACGTCACCCAACTCGAATGGAACATGCGCAAGTCCGAGTCCATGATCGCCCTCGGCCCCGCCCTCGATCGCATCGACTACGAAGGCCTCGACATCGTCATCGACCGCGTCTTCGACATCGCCTCCCGCGCCGGCATCCTCCCACCAGCCCCGCCCGAAATTCAGGGCCGAATGATCAACGTCACTTACATCTCCATGCTCAAACAGGCTCAAGAGGCCTCCGCGGCCGGCGGCATCGAGGGCCTCCTAAAGCTTGCCGGTGAACTCGAGGGCATCAAACCCGGCTCTATGATGAACGTGGACATCGATTACGCACTTGACAAATACTCCCAACTAAACGGTAATGATCCCAAGTTGATGCGAAGTCCGGAGGCTCTAGTCCAAATGCGTGCCCAGGAAGCCCAGCAGCAGCAACAAGCCCAGCAGGCCGCCATGGCGGAACAGCTATCCAAATCCGCAGGCAACCTCGCGGCCATCGCCCCTGGAGGCGCGGGATGAAACACTTTGAATACAGCACATTACTCTTGGACAACTCCAGTTCAATCGACTCAGCAATCGCGCGTCTCAACGATGCCGGCAAGAATGGTTGGCAGGTCATTTCATTCGTGCACCCTGGCAATGTAGAAGCCCCAACCAGCCTAGGAACTTGGTCTGCACGAGTATGGCTTATGCGTGAGATGATCTAATGCCCAAGATCAAAGTCTCCTTCGAGTCTGCCTAATGCCCGACTCCACCGCCGATCGCAAATCCATCCGCCGCCTCGAGAAGCAGGTCGCCGTCGACCTTGCCCAACGCGAAGCCTTCGTCCGCACCATGATGTCCACTCTTCCGGGCCGCACCTGGCTCTGGCACCACCTCTCCTCCTGCCACTGCTTCTCCACTACCTTCACCGGCGATCCCCTCACCTCCGCCTTCTCCGAGGGCCAGCGCTCCATCGGCCTCGCCCTCTTGGCCGAAGTCATGTCCGCCTGCCCCGACCTCTACATCCAAGCAATGCGAGAATCACATGAGCGAAACACCCTTGCCGAACAACGAAGCAGCCCGCAGCCCAACGGGCGAGATCCTCGACGCCCGTCCACCGGTGACGGAGACTCCGGCGACTCCAGCCGCCACGACGACTACGACCCCTACGACCCCCCTGGAGACGAAAGCGAGTCCGACAGAGCCTTCGGCTTCGGCCACAACTAAGCCCCCTGAGGGCTCAACCCTTCTCACCGACAAGAAGGACGAAGCCAAACCCGAGGCCAAAGCGCCCGACACCTACGCGACCTTCAAGGCCCCCGAGGGCCACACTCTCGACCCCAAGATGCTTGAGTCCGCAACCCCGATCTTCAAAGAGCTCGGCCTCTCCCAAGACCAAGCCCAGCGCCTCATCGACCTCCAAGTCGCTCGTGAGCTCGAGTCCGCCAAGGCCCCCAAGGCCACCTACGATGCCCTTCGCTCCGACTGGCGCACCGCCACTACCACCCACCCCGACATCTCTGGCTTCGTCGATCGCGCCTCCGGCAAAACCGGCATCGATGGCGTCAAAGCCAACATTGGCCGCGCCCTGACCGCCCTCGGCGACCCTGCCCTCGCCACCGGCTTCCGCGAGGCCATGGACCTAACCGGCGCCGGTGACAACCCCTTCTTCGTTCGCGCTTTCAACAAGCTCTCCGCATTTGTCGTCGAGGGCTCCGCGGTCCGCGGTAACGGACCTTCATCCCATAGCCAACGTGCCCCAGGCGCCCGCCCGCCCTCCGCCGCCCAAGCCCTCTACCCGGGCCTACCCAGCGCAGGCTAACCACCCAATTCCCGCTTCCGAGCCCCAGAGAGGGTTGAACGCTAAGGCCAGATCGGATCGCAGAATGACCCATCCACCGCCTTCACCTTCCCTCCTTCTCTGGAGCCAATAATGGCAACCATAGGTAACCTCGCCCTGACCTACGCGGACTGGGCCAAACGGATGGACGACGGCTATCGCCTCTCCACCATCATCGAACTCCTCTCCCAGACCAACGAAATCCTTGACGATGTCCTCGTCATGGAGGGCAACCTCCCCACGGGCCACAAAACTACGGTCCGCACCGGCCTCCCGCAGGCCACCTGGCGCCTGCTCAACACCGGCGTCCCGAACGCCAAGTCCACCACCGCGCAGATCGTCGACACCGTCGGCAACCTCGAGACCTACGCCGTCATCGACAAAGACATCGCCGACCTCAATGGCAACACCGCTGAGTTCCGTCTGAGTGAGGTCAGAGCATTCTTGGAGGGCATGTCCCAGCAGGTCGCCTCTACCTTCATCTACGGCAACCAACACATCAACCCCGAACGCTTCACCGGCTTCGCCCCCCGCTACTCCACCGTCACCACCGCCAGTTCCGCTACCGCAGCCAACGTCCTCGATGGTGGCGGCACCTCCAATACCAACACCTCCATGTGGCTCGTAACCTGGGGCTCCGACACCATCCACGGCCTCTTCCCCAAGGGCAAAATCACCGGCCTCCAGCACCGCGACATGGGTGAGTGGCCGGTCCAAGACGCCTCTGGCAACACCTACCAGGCCTATCGCGACCACTTCAAATGGGAGGTCGGCCTTTGCCTCCGCGACTGGCGCTACACCGCTCGTATCGCCAACATCGACGTGACCCAACTCACGGGCGTCTCGGCCGCCAACCTAATCAACCTGATCGTCCGCGCACTCTATCGCCTTCCCACAGCCCCCGCGAACGCCACCTCCATCCAAACCTCCGACACTCCCGAGGTCCGCGCTAACATGGGCCGAGTGATGCTCTACTGCAACCGCATCATCCGCACCTATTTGGACCTCCAGGCCATGAACAAAACCAACGTGCTCCTCCGCCTCGAGGAGTTCAACGGCAAGGTCATCACCACCTTCCGCGGCATCCCAGTACGCACCTGTGACGCCATCCTCTCCAACGAGGCCCAAGTAACCTAAGGAGCACACATCATGATCCTCGACGGACTCCTCACCTTCGACTCCGCTGTGTCCCTGGCGATCGCCGCCGGCACCCAAGCTTCCACCAACGTCATCGACCTCGGCATCTCCTCCGGCATCCCCTCCTCCGCCAACGGCGGTGGTGCTCGCGATATCGGCATCGGCGACGACCCCGCGATGAAATTCGTGGTCCAGGTCTCCACAACCTTCACCTCGGGCGGCGCTGGTACTCTCGCCGTG